GCTTCTGAAATGATTGGTGGTGAAAGCACACTAGGTCATGAGCCTGAGTCTGCTCGTCGTTCTATTAATCTAATGCTTAAAGACTGGCAGAACAGGGGTGTACTTCTTTGGTCTACTAGTACCACAGCAGTCACAGTAGTAGCCTCTACGACTTCCTATAACCTCGACAGTAGCACAATTAATGCTCTTGAGGTTGTTATTAGTAGAGACAATACAGATGTAAAACTAACCAGGATAACACCTGAAGAGTTTATGCTTATTCCAAATAAAACACAAACAGGCAAACCAAATCAATATTCTATTAGACGAGGTAGAGATAATCCTGTTCTTTCTGTATGGCCTCTACCAGATAACTCTACAGATATTATTAAGTTAGAACTAGTTAAAGAATTACAAGATGTAAATAAATCTGCTATTCAAAATGCAGACCTACCTAAAAGATTTCTTCCCTGTCTTACAATGGGACTGGCATATTATATGTCACTTAAACGTCCTCTTGTTCAACCAGATAGAATTACATTACTAAAAACTAATTATGAGGAGATGTTGGCTAGAGCATTGCTAGAGGATAGAGAAACTTCTAGCATCTATCTTGTACCTAGATTAACATTCTATAACTAATGGCTACGCAAAGAAATGCACTAGCTGTTTGCGATGAATGTGGTTTTGTTTATCCACATAGGGTAATGAGGCTAAATAGTTATGGGATGTTGGTATGCCCACAAGACTTTGAAGGACAGTACGATTTAAAAAACCATCCTCAGAATAGGATAGCTAATGTTAAGGATGATCCAGCTATTACAAACCCAAGACCAGATACAGGTGGACGTAATATAACATGGGATCAGGCTGGAACAACTTATAACGCAACAGATGAGTATTGGCAATTAATATGACAGATTTAACTGGAAAACTTATATCACAGACTTATAAGAATCTTGTTCTTGTAAGTAGTTCTGCTTCAAATACTGGAATAGAAACATCTCTTAAACCAATACAGACTGGAGATGGTGCTAAGAGTGCGCTTGAAGTTGCATCCAGTATTGTAAAGGTAAACGATACTTTAAATATAGCTGGCTTAGTTTCTGCTACTGGAAATATACATTCAGATCAACGAGTATGTGCTTCTGCTTTCTATGGAGATGGTTCTAATATCTCAGGAGTAACAGCAGCAGTAGCTGGTAATATTTCAGTAAGTAATGCTGTAGTTGGCGGTACTCTTCAGGTATCTAGTACAGCCACAGTTATTGGTGCAACGCACCTTCAGTCTACTTTATCAGTTGGAGGAGCCGCACAGTTTGGTTCTACAGTAACTGTATCAGGTGCAGCACAGCTTAATAGTACAGTAACGGCTGTGGGTGCAGCAACATTCAAGTCTACTGTTACTGTAGAAAATGCAGCAATACTTAAAAATAATGTTAGTGTTGGTGGCACATTTGCTGCTGCTGGTGCAGGAACATTTAGCTCTAAGACTGAATTTAAGAGCGATGTATCTGTTAGTAAAAACTTAGATGTACTAGGAAATGTATCTGTTGGAGGTACAGCAGTCTTTAATAGTAATGTATCTGTAAGTGCTAATATAAANGTAAATGGTAANGTAACTGCATCTTTCTATTATGGTGATGGTTCTAATCTTTCAAANGTAGAGGCTGAACTAGGCACTGCTGCAAATATATCTGTTGTAGGATTTATACATGCTGGTGGTAGTGTTTCTGTATCTGGACCTTTTAATGTTATAGGTGCAGCTACATTCCAAGATGCAGTATCTGTTAGTGGTAATGTAAATATTAATGGATCACTTACAGTAGCAGCAGCAACATCATTAGCTTCCACACTAAACGTAGGTAGCAACACATCACTTGCTGGTACGTTAATAACGACAGGCAAGGCAGAGTTTGAAGACGATGTATCTGTTTCTGGTAACACAAATCTTGGTGGGACTGTAACAGTAGGTGGAGCGGTAAGTCTTGCTTCTTCCCTATCTGTAGGAGGAGCAGCAAACTTCTTATCTACAGTTACTATTACAGGGGCTGCACAGCTTAATAATACGGTAACAATAGTAGGTGCTGCTACATTTAAAGATGATGTATCAGTAAGTGGTAATACTAATCTTCTTGGAACCGTAACAGTTGGTGGGGCTGTATCATTAGCTTCTTCTTTATCAGTAGGTGGAGCCGCAAACTTTTTATCTACAGTTACAATAACTAGTAATGTTTCTATCGGTGGAACAGTTACTATTGCTGGAGCTAATGTACAAGCAGCTAATGCAAAGGTATGTGCATCTGCTTACTATGGTGATGGGTCTAACTTAACAGGTATTACAGTATCTATTGAAGGTAACATCTCTGTTAATAATGCTACAGTTGGTGGTAATTTACATGTAGGTGGAACAGCAACAGTTGTAGGTGCTGCTATATTTAATAGCACTGTGACTGTATCAGGTAATGCTACATTTAAAACAAATGTTTCTGTTAGTGGTAATACTAACTTAGGAGGTACTGTTACTGTAGGTGGGGCAGTAAGCCTAGCATCTAGTTTATCTGTTGGAGGTGCAGCTAACTTTGCTTCCACAGTTACGATAGCTGGTAATACGTCTATTGGTGGTACACTCATAACAACAGGTAAGGCTGAGTTTGAAGACGATGTATCAGTAAGTGGTAATAGTAACTTTGGTGGTACAGTTACAGTAGGAGGTGCTGTATCACTAGCATCTACTTTATCTGTTGGAGGTGTAACAAACTTTGGAAGCACTGTAACAATAGCAGGTGCAGTAAGTCTAGCATCTACTTTAAATGTAGGTGGCAATACCTCAGTTGGTGGTACATTCCTTGCTACAGGTAAGGCTGAGTTTGAAGATGATGTATCTGTATCGGGCAATACTGTTCTTGGTGGAACTCTTAGGGTTGCTGGTGCAACCTCACTAGAGGGAGCAGTTGATCTTAATAGTACCCTTACAGTAGCAGGTGCAGTAAGTCTTAACTCTACACTTTCTGTGGGTGGTGCTACCAACCTTCTTGGTACAGTAACAGCTACTGGCAATACTGGCTTTTTAGGTACGGTACGAGTATCAGGTAATACTTCACTTGAAGGACAACTACAACTAACTGAGTCAGCAGCAGCGGCTGTACATACAACAGCTATCAACGGTGTGACTTCTGTATCACTTAACTTTGGTATAGCACAAAACTTCTTGACAACAGTTACAGCAGCACATACACTAGCAAGACCAACAAATGCTAGGGTAGGACAAGTAGGAAGTATCTTCCTTGTACAGTCTGGTGGGTCAGGTGCTATATCTTATAATGGTTGTTTTAAGTTTCCTGGTGGAACAGCACCAACATTTGCTACTTCTAATGGGGCGGTAAGTAGAATAGATTATATCGTAGCTTCAATATCTAGTGATAATACGGGTGAGAATATCCACGCTATTATGACACAGGAGTATGCTTAATGTTTAATAATATGTTAATGGGTGCGGCTGGAGAAAGTATTAAAGCTACTAGTTTTCCTGTAGATAACAGTGCTGTTTTTAACAAAGCTGATGCAGAATACCTTGCCGCTGACAGCGGATTTGGTACGCCAANNAANGCCGATGTTGGCACCATCAGNATGTGGTTTAAAAGAGGTAACCTGGGCGGTACAAATTTAAGACTGTTTACTCATGGCAGCGGCGCATCAGTTCAGATACAGGCTTATTTAACGTCAAGCGACACCCTCGTTGTTGGTAACGGAACCGAAGTTACAACCACTCAAGTTTTTCGTGATCCACACGCATGGTATCACCTAGTCATTCGTGTAGATACATCTTTAGGAACGGCTGCTGATAGGGTGCGCCATTACCTAAACGGTTCTCAAATTACGGACTTTAGTGCGTCTAGTTATCCGAGCCAGAATGCTGATGTGTTTACGTCAACAGGATGGAGAATTGGGAGTTGGAGCAACTCAACTACACATACTTTTGATGGATATATGTCTCAAGTTGTATATTGCGACGGGCAGAGCCTAGCTCCAGCATCTTTTGGAGGGACAGATGATAATGGAGTATGGCGTCCAATAGATGTTAGTGGGCTAACTTTTGGAGATAACGGTTTTTACCTAAACATGGCCGCATCGGGTAGCGACCTTGGCGATGACGCTAGCGGTAACAGCAACGACTTTACAAATACTAATTCCGTAACGCAGTCCAGCGACTCGCCCACTAAAAATTATGCGGTACTATCGCCACTTAACTTGCAAGCGAATATTGCACTGTCTGAAGGTAATCTAAAACAAGTCAGCAGTAGTAACTCTCAAGGAATGTCGTTTTCATCTTTTCCTGTCACAACAGGTCAAAAGGTTTATATCGAGGCAACTATTTCTGGAGCTTCTGGGGGTATGACAGGTTGTGTAAAATCAACTTCGGCAGTTCCTCAAAACCCTTCAAGTGACTTTGACGCTCTTGCTAGTGGTGATGCCCGACTTTTGAATGTTGCCAATGGAGATGTTTTCTCAGCCGATGGTGTAACTGTCGCATCAAACTATGCTCCAAATGATAGCGTTCCCGTCACCCATATGATTGCCCTCGATCTAGTTAATGACAAGATTTACTGGGGCGATGCAGGGGTTGGTGCAAGTGGATGGTCAAACGGTTCAGGTAGTTTTAATCAGTCTTTTGATAATGCTGTTGGAGTTGATTTAGACGCAAACTTAGACTGGTTCTTTGCTATGAGAGGCTACAATGCAACAATTGCAGTAAACTTTGGGCAAACAGCTTTTACTGTCGATCCACCAACTGGCTATAGCTCTGGGTATTCAGCAGCTATTGAAAATGAAAACAGAGAAACCGCTCTGACTACTGAAGACGGCTCTGCTTATATGCAGTCAAGTCTTTGGTCGGGTAATTCAAGCTCACAAACCGTAAGCCAGTCAGGGAACTCAACTTTTACCTCAGATTGGGTTTGGATTAAAGATCGAAATTTTGGTAATGGTGGTAATGTTTTTGATTCTGTCCGTGGTAGTAGTAAGGGTTTAGCTACGTTTGATGATGGTACTGAAGATACAAACACAGATGGTGTAACATTTGGTGCAGGAACTATTGCATTTACTGGTGCTGGTAACACTGGAGATATAAACGCCTCTGGGCGTACTTATGTTGGATGGCAGTGGCTTGCTGGAAATGGAACCGTAAGCAACTCAGATGGTAGTCTTTCTAGCACAGTAAGTGCAAGCCAAACGGCTGGTTTTAGTATTGTAAGTTATACTGGAAACGGTGGTTCCGGCGGCGCTCAAACTGTTGGACATGGTTTAAGTGGTAAAACTCCAAAAATGATACTGATTAAAAACCGCTCTGCTACAAATAATTGGGTTGTGTATCATTTTGATGTGGGACTTAATGCTATTACTCTTGACACAAACGCAGCACGAATCACAACTGGTGCCTCAGTATATTGGAACGATACGCATCCTACATCGTCGGTTTTTACCGTAAACACAAATGCTGGTGTAAACGGCAACACCAATTCAATGATAGCATATTGTTTTGCGGACGTTGCAGGCTACAGTAAATTTGGTGCTTACATAGGTAATAATAACACCAATGGTCCTTTTGTCGAGCTAGGTTTTAAACCTTCATTTGTTATGATCAAAGCCATAACTCAAGCTGAAAGTTGGTGGATAGGAGATGACCTAAGAGATGGCTATAACCAAGGTAATCGACCAATGCTAACAGCAGATCAAGCAGCCGCTGAAGACAATGGCTGGAGTGGTAATGCGCCATACGATGCTTTATCTAACGGATTTAAAATTAGACGAACAGGCGGTGCTTTTAACACTAATGCTAACTCATATCTTTATATGGCATTTGCAGTTCATCCATTTGCAGGAACAACGCCAGCAACGGCACGATAGGAGAAAGTAATGTATGTACTAAATGGTACAAAAGAATTAAAACCTGGGAAAACTTGGATAGATAATAATGGTATACAGCATCCAGGTAACTGGGCATCTGTATGGTCAGATGATGTTAAAGCTTCTTATGGTATTAAAGAAGTTACTATACAAACAAAGCCCGATAGTAAATTTTATTGGGTAAGTGGACCGTCTAAAGACGGTACTTGGACTTCTATACCTCGAAATACAGATGATGTCACAAAGACGGTTGACGGTGTATCAATAACTACGCTTGGTCTTAAATCTCAATGGCTTGCTGAAACAAAACAAACAGCAAATACATTACTAGCCCCTACTGATTGGCAGGTGATTGCTAAAGCAGAACGTGATCGTGCTATTGATTCTGATGTAGCTACCTATCGTGCGGCTGTTATTACAGCATGTACTGCTATTGAAAAAGCTATAACAGATATCACAGATACAGCTATTCCTTCAGACCTTGCAACGATACAAGCAAAAGATGAAGAAGATAAAACTGATGCTGATAAAAAAGTAGTGTCTGATTATGAAGCTGAAGTAGCTACTAAGTTTGCAGCATTCAAAGCGTTGTTTGATGCGCCTGTAGATAGTGACGGTAACCCTACAGGTAACGTACCAATGTTTGATTGGCCTGAACAATGAAATATTTTATAAGTTTTATTTTATTAGTTTTTATATCTTTTAATGCTAAAGCACAATCATTTGATAATTTAACTTTTACACAGTTTAATGTTGGACATCCTGTTCTTTGTATATCAAGTAAAGTATTAAAGCCAACACTAGAACCAAAAGATAAAATTTTTACTGGGATGTTAAATCCAAGTGCTGTTATAGAAATATACTTAGATCAAAGTCAAACATTTTTAATGATAGTTCATAGTGTTAGTGATTTATCTTGTGTTTATTTTATGGGAACAATGGGAACTTTAAATAGTCTTACGAATTAGGAGTCAATAATGCCCAGTACTTATACAACAAATCTTCGCCTAACGAAACAGGCTGATGGCGAAAACCCTAATACATGGGGTGAGATTTTAAATGAGGGAGTAATCAGTCTGGTTGATCAGGCTGTTGCTGGCTATACTTCTATTAGTGTAGGCACAACTGCTACTGTTACTCTTACTGAAAATCAAGGATCAGGAGATCAATCACGGTCTGCTATCCTAGAATTTAAGGGAACTATTGGTGGTTCTCATGATACAATTGATGTTTTAATTCCTAATAAATCTAAAGTATATGTTGTAAGAAACTCTATAACTTACACAGATAGTACTGATGCTCTTGTTTTAAAGGTTGCTGGTAATACAGGTGTAACAGTACCAGCAGGAACTGTAGCTCTTTACGTAACTAATGGTGTAACAGTTGAAGCTGTTGAAAAAACTAATTTATCTAGTCTTACTGTTACTGGTGCAGCTAGGTTTGATTCTACTGTTACTGTTTCTGGAGCGGCTGATTTTAAAACAAATATATCTGTAGGTGGTACATTTATAGCAACAGGTGCATCTAGGTTTGACTCTACAGTAACTGTATCTGGTAAAGGTAAGTTTATGACAGGTGCTTTAACACCTATTGTAACACTATCAGATGCTGCTTCTGTAGTAGCTGATTTAGCAACTGCTAATATATTTGCAGTAACTTTAGGTGATAATAGAACTCTTGCTGCTCCCACAAATACAACAACAAATCTAGGAGCAGTAGGACAAATATATATACATCAAGATGGTACTGGTAGTAGAACACTTAGTTATAATACTGTATTCCAATTTCCTGGTGCTAGCGTTCCTACTCTAAGCACATCTGCAAATGCAGTTGATGCATTATTTTATTCTGTACGTACTGCTACAAAAGTTGATGCAATCCTTGTAAAAGATTTTGATAGGTCATAATGGCTAAACTAGCTAAATTTGATTTTGTACCTGGATTCCATAGAGAGTCTACTCAGTACGCTGAAAAGGGTAAATGGTTTGATGGAAACCGTGTACGCTTTCGTGAAGGTAAGCCTGAGAACATGCGTGGCTATGAAACAAGAGCAGATGGTACAAAGTTTGAAGGATCAGCTAGAGCTTTAATTGCATGGAGTGATACAGATAATACTAAGAGAGCTATCTTTGGTACACCAGATAGACTGTATGAACATAATGGTGATCAGATATACGATATCACACCAATAACAACTGTGGTAACACTCAGCAATGTATTTGGTACATCATCAGGAAGTACAAGGGTTTGTTGTTCAGATGCTAATCATGGTCGTAAGGTAGGAGATCGTGTTCTTTTTACAACAGTAGCAGCTTTTAATAATGTAAGTCTACAAGGTAATGTATACCAAATTACGTCTATAGAAAGTGCTAACGTATTTACAATCTCTGTTACTGATGCGGCTAATGCTACTGGTAGTGATGTAGGAGGTGCTGCTACATTTAACTACTACCTACCTACAGGCTTCTCTGTAGCTGCTGTTGGTACTGGTTGGTCAGCCGCCACATACAATGCAGCAGCCCCTACGTCTGTAGGTATTTCTAAGATAACTGCTACAGGTGGTAATGCATTGGTTACTGTATCGTGTGCTTCTGCACATGGTGGATCAGCTAATGACTACATAGTATTTAAAAATACTTCTATTGATAGCCATGCTGCTACAATTGGAGGTAACTTAAACCTTACTAAGACAGCCTTTGGAGGACCAGTATTTGCAATTGTATCTGTTAATGGAACACAAGTTATAGTTAGTGCAGCAGCTAATGCAAGTGCAAGTGGTGATGTAACTTCTAATTTAAACATGACTGCACAAATATATAAACAAACTGCTGGTAGTGGAACAGGTAGAGCTTGGAACTCACCAGCTTCTGCTGATGCTACTGGCTTAGTATTTGATATTACACAGTGGAGTTTTGATAACTGGGGTGAGGATGTTGTAGCTAATAGACGTGGTGGTGGTATATTCTATTATGATAGTGATGCATCAACATCTCCTACTAGGGCTACCTCTGTTACAACATCTCCTGTAAGTGTTAACTCACTTATTGTATCGCCTAATGATAGACATCTTATTTGTTTTGGTACTAATCAGTTTTCGGCAACAGCTTCAGTGAGCGGTCCTTTTAATCCTATGTTAGTTAGATGGTCTGATCAAGATGATAGAACACAGTGGAATCCAACAGCAGATACAACATCAGGTGAAGTTGTTCTTACAGACGGAACTAAAATAGTAGGTGCTGTACGAGCAAGAAATGCTATTAATATTTGGACTGACAATGCTCTTTGGTTAATGCAGTTTACTGGTGATAACTTTGTATTTAGATTTCAACAAGTAGGTACAAACTGTGGATTGATTGGTCCTCATGCAGCAATTGACTATAATGGTGTAACCTATTGGATGGGCTATGATAACTTCTATCGTAATGCTGGTTCAGTAGAAATTTTACCTTGTACTGTTAGAAGGTTTATCTTTGATGATATTAATACTACTTACTATGATAAAGTTTATTGTGGTATTAACTCAGAGTTTAGAGAAATTATTTGGTTGTATGCATCTACTGGTCAGACTGAATGTAATAAATATGTTATCTTTAATCCAGAAGAAAACTATTGGGTATATGGTGATATGATCTTTACCACATTTACTGATCGTAGTGTATTTGGTAATACCATAACAACAGGTGTAACTGCTTCTGGTAATAATATTTATAATAACGAGCCATCTGAAGTATTTACAGGTAGCGGTGAAACACTAACCTCATTTGTTGAGTCTGGTATATTTGATGTAGATGATGGTAATGCTATTATGTTTATGAATAAAATTGTACCTGACTATGATCTATCTGGTGGTCAAATTAAAATGAAGTTGGTTACAAAGAAGTATCCAGAAAGTACTGAAGAGATTACTAAGACATTTGATATATTTAATAATACACAAAAGATTGATATTAGAGCAAGAGGAAGGCAAGCTAAGATAAGGGTATCTTGTGAATCAAACAATGCAAGCTGGCGATGGGGATCAGTCCGTATTGCATTACAAGGTGACGGGGAGCGATAATGGCAAGATACCCTACCTTACCCTATGCATTAACTAATGCTGATCTTATTGATATGTATAATAAGGTTAGAAGTTGGGGTGATGTTTTAGTACAAGAATTAGACTCTAGAGATTTACAAGAAGAAGTTGCTACAGCACAAACTATCTTTAGGGTAACTACAGTTACAGAAATAGGTCGGCCTGTTAAGGGGGCTGTTGCGTACTCTACAAGTACAGGGAAGTTTAAAGGATATGTTAGTCTTGGATCAGAAACATCTTGGCAGGATTTAAATTAATGAAGACATCTGATTATTTTAATTTAGTTAATAATAGTACATACTTTAGTAATCTAAACCAAGGGTATGTTATTGATCCTACTCGACAAAGACAGGACCAGAAGCAAGAGGTATTTGCGAAAAACGCAAAAATAGAGTATAATAGTAGTAATAAAGTTTTTAAAGATTTGGATTATTCAATATGAATAAAGAATTAAAAGAAATATTAAAAACAGCGGCTCTTGATAGTTTAGCTGAAAGGGCTGGTATTACTCCTGAAAAAATACAGGAGAGTAGACAAGCTTTGTACATGGATATGCAACCTCCTGCTATGCCTCCTGCTATGCCACCTGCACAACCTATGCCTAACCAAATGCAAAGACCTATGAATGTTAGACCTGCTGATCCACGTAGAATGGCTAACATG